GAAGCCCGCATGCGCACGTACAAGTTTGAGCGCGCAGTTGCCGGCCTGATGAATTCGACGCTCATTGCCCGCGATCTTGGCCTTGTTGATAAGCAAGAGGTTAAGCACTCAAGCGATGGCACTATGCTGCCTAACCGTATCGAGCTAGTAGCAGGCAAGGAATGAGTACGGCGCAAATACGTCTGCCTCCCAAGATGCTGGAGGTATTCAAGCATCCTCGCGGATCTGTGCGCTATCGTGGCGCAAGAGGTGGCCGAGGGTCGGGCAAATCATTCTCATTTGCCAAGATGGCTGCTATCTGGGGCGTCATCGAGCCTCTGCGCATCCTCTGCACTCGCGAGCTCCAAGCATCGATCAAAGAGTCATTCCACGCAGAGCTAAAGAACGCCATCGCATCCGAGCCGTGGCTTGAGGCTGCGTATGACGTCGGCGTTGACTACCTGCGCGGGAAGAACGGCACCGAGTTCCTGTTCAAAGGCCTGCGCCATAACATCGGATCTATCAAGTCTCTGGCTCAGATCGACCTCTGCATTGTGGAAGAGGCCGAGGACGTCCCTGAAGCGTCCTGGCAAGCCCTAGAGCCGACAATCCGCGCACCAGGCTCAGAGATATGGGTAGTGTGGAATCCGCGCCTTGATGGCAGCCCTGTAGACCATCGATTCGTAAAGAACACCCCTCCGCGATCCTGCATCGTGGAAATGAACTATTCCGATAACCCGTGGTTTCCGCTTGAGCTTGAAGAGCAGCGACTTCACGCACTCAAGACGATGGATAGCGCGACGTATGCGCACATTTGGGAAGGCGATTACCTAAGCCGTACTGATGCGCAGGTGTTCGCTGGAAAGTCTCGCATTGCAGACTTCGAGCCTGGCCCTGACTGGGACGGCCCATACAACGGCCTCGACTTCGGGTTTGCGCAAGACCCTACAGCCGCTGTCAAGTGCTGGATCTTTGACGATAGGCTTTACATCGAGTACGAGGCAGGAAAGATCGGTCTTGAGCTTGACGATACAGCCGCATACGTCAATGAGCGCGTGCCTGGATTCGCTGAACATGCTGTTCGTGCAGACTGTGCTCGCCCTGAATCTATCAGCTACCTAAAGCGTCATGGTATGCCTCGTATCGAAGGAGTCACCAAGGGCAAGGGCAGCGTAGAAGACGGCGTAGAGCATATCAAGAGCTATCAGGAGGTGGTAATTCACACCCGCTGTGTCAAGGTTCAGGAAGAGTTCCGCAAGTACGGGTACAAGATTGATCGACTGTCCGGAGACATCCTCCCCGTGATCGTTGATGACTGGAACCACTACATTGACGCCATCCGTTACGCGCTTGAGCCTGTGATGAAGCTTAAGGCTGCTGGCGGCGTATTCCTGCCAGCCCGCATGCGCCGGTAACTGTTCTCCGGAAAACAGTTGACGCCATTTTTTCCAGGGTCTATATTGAATCAATCGAAGCGAACACAGGAGTAATACAAAATGATGGCTCAAGCGTATGACGATTATCAGCAAAGCGTTCAGAGCGGCTGGACTGTTACACAAGCTATGGAGCATGCATGCCATTGCTGGGGCGTTTCAGCTGAAGATCTGGCTGCCTACATCTCTGTTTTTGCGTAGATAAATAACAACCAAAAGCCGCTTAAGTGCGGCTTTTTTATGGAGATCTGAATGAATGAGCTGGCTTTATTCGCGGGCGCTGGTGGAGGAATACTCGGAGGCCACCTCTTGGGATGGCGCACCGTCTGCGCCGTTGAGCGTGATGCCTACGCAGCACAAGTTCTGGCGCAACGACAAAACGATGGAGCACTCAAAACTTTCCCAATTTGGTCTGACGTGTGCAGTTTTGACGGAAGACCGTGGCGCGGACTTGTTGACGTGGTTTCTGGCGGATTCCCGTGTCAGGACATATCAGTTGCCGGGAATGGGGCTGGCATCGAAGGAAACAGATCAGGCCTCTGGAAGCAAATGGGAAGAATCATTTGCGAAGTTGACCCCGAATACGTCCTTGTGGAAAATAGCCCAGCACTCACTCTTCGAGGACTCGGAGTCGTCCTTGCAGACTTGGCCACGATGGGGTTCGATGCGGAATGGGGAGTGCTTTCATGCAGAGATGTCGGCGGCGTTCACCTACGAGAGCGAATCTGGATTGTCGCTACCAACAACCGGAGCGAACGAGGGGAAAGGATCTCAGAAAAGGCGCTATATCGGTTCTCCCGAGTACCGTGGGGCAAAGATGTCAGAGGGATTGAGGACTTGCGAGGAAGATCCGATCTACCTGAACCCCTCATTCGCCGAATCGGTCATGATGTGGCCTTCGGAATGGACCGCCTTAAGGCCATTGGAAATGGACAAGTTCCGCGCCTGGCAGCAACAGCATTCGATATCTTGAGCAAATGATATGAGGGGCCCATGCGCAAAACAGATCGTAACCTGCAAACTTATCTGCTCTGATGGGTCAGAGTTTATAGGAGAGAACTACTGTGAAAGCGCGCAGCAAGAATGCCCAAGGAAGGGCATGGCTACAGGCGAAGGATATGATCTGTGTCTTAGCGTTTGCAAGCAGAAGGGTCACGCAGAATTGGTAGCGCTAGAGATGGCAGGCAGTCTAGCTATTGGTGCTTCAGCAGAGATATCAGGCCACACCTATGTATGCGATAAATGCAGATCAGCCCTGGTATCAGCAGGCGTAACTGAGATCACCATAAAATAGATTGACCATGAGTCGATAACGCTGCTACATTCGGCTCACACAACACGGAGGCGGTAAAGATGGCGACGGTTAAAGAACGAAAGCTGATCAGAGAAATCACTGATCTGGCGCTGGATATAGGCGCTGGCGGTTACGATGTATGCGTAGATTACGCTGGTCACGTCCATGCGCTTTCTGTCCGCATAGCATTGCGTGGCTCAAGCGATTACGTGTACTACGGTGATCAGATTTACCTGAGTGGACGCAAGGAGATCTGGCGCGCTGATCATGCTATTTCTGGTCTTGAAGAGGCCCTGAAGGAAATCAAGCAATACCACCCACAATTCGACGCGGACGGGGTTAAGTTATGAGTAAGGTTGATTGGAGTTTGGCGCCACATGATGCAACCCATCATGGGCAGGGCGAGGATTGCGGATATTGGGCAAAGTCAATTGGCAATCAGCAGTATTTCATTAACATCGCCCGCTGGGATAACGGCAAGTGGAAGGAAGTTTCTGAACGATATGACGAGGCATTTCTTACTGCGCGACCTAAGCCAACATGGTCAGGCCCGCAAGATGGGTTGCCGCCGGTTGGGATGAAGATTGAATACAAGCTGCCAAGCTGGTCTTGCTGGGTTCCTGTAACAATACTTGCTTACGGAGAAACTAGGCTTTTCGTTAAAGAGGATGGAGAGCCTAACGAAAGGACAGTTAATGCGCACGGTATGCTTTATCGCGCAATACTCACTGAAGAACAACTAGCCGCCGAACAGCGCGAAACCGCAATCCGCGAAATAATGGATATTGCCGATGTGGATTGCCGGGTTACTGCGGCTAGACTGGTTGATGCTGGGTTTAAGCGGGAGGTGGTTTGATGGGTATTTATCTGGATACGAACAGCGCGTTCTATGAGTGGTGCAACGAAAACGGTTACGATGGCGATACGATGCACGACTACGAAGAGGAGGTTCATAAGCGCGGTGCTCTCGTTAACTTTCATATCAAGAAAGAAGCCGACGACACATATGCGCTAGTTTTCGCATATCAGGACTACGACAACGGGCGCGATCAGATCGAAATACAACAAGAAGGACTGAGGCGAACAGAGAAGCAGGTGACGACAACCACCGTCGTTTACGAGTAAAACAAAAGGCCCTCTAAACAAGGGCCTTTTTCTATTTCAGCTTGCGCTTTGCTCGCTCGATGATTCCTGGGGATAGAGGATTACCATTATCGTCGACAAGTACACTTACAGTACTGCACTTGCAATTAACGGACTGGCCTGAGATAGCCCACCAAGCGCGCTGATCTGCTACAGAGTGAAGGGTTCCATGACGGGCGCGGTGATTCGCACGAGTGGTCGGTGACAGGGCGCTCAAGTGGAGCTCAAGTGTCTTGATGCCAAGCTCAATGCGAGCGGCTTCAGCCTCGTCCATGCGGGCCTGGCGGAAGGCGTTACCAACTTCGGTGCGTGCAATCCGCTCACCTCTCCGCTGGTTGACTCCTGTGCTAGACGCGATGTCTTTAGCGATCACACGAGGATTTAGGCCGGCTATCATGCCCCTGGTCAGCGCGCCTGCAAGATCGGTCTTTGCCTGCGCAGTGAAGCCCTTCATGAGCTCAAACTCTCGCGCACGCAGGAGGCCGATACGCTTTCGGTATGTAGGGCTGTATAGGATTGCATCAAGCGATGGCTTGGTTAGCGCGTACAGTTCGCTTTGCACGGTCAGGTTAGCCGCTTGCACAGCCGTTCCCTGGATGTATGCAGGCTCTACATAGGCGCGCATGCTCCACAATTCTTGCTCTCCGCCTTCCAGCAGGATCAGTTCTGCGATCCGCTCAATCTCGCCATTGATGCCCAGTAAAATCGCCTGATCAAGCTCAAATTGGTAGATAGTGGCGTTGTTTTGCATGGCATTCAGAGTGACGACTGTGTAGTTCTGCTCGCGGAGAATCCTCAAGACCTCTTTGCCAACAGCAGCTACGCGCCGATCAAAGTCGCGGATGAATTTTCTCTCGCGGCTATCCTGCATCGTGGGATCATCGAGTGTTCTCGGAAGCACGGGAGAACCGGCCATAAATAATCCTTGCGCTATTCGTTTGGTTTGACGTAAATTGTACGCCAAACAGGAGGGTTGAAATGCTTAAAGATAGGTTGAAGAAGCAAGTTAGGGATTGGTGCGACAAGACGTATCAGAAAAAGCTTCAGGTTGAGTTCAAGCCAGAGCATCGGCCTCTGCAAAATCACCGATGCCATAACAACGCTGATCATATGGTGCGCTGCGGTGATGCGGTGTCTATTGCATAGGTGGTCATGATCGACGACGACACATGCACGCTTCACTATATCAACATGGACGATCAAGGGGTTTATTTCGATGCGACTCTTGGCTATCAATACTCAGGCAGCGACTACCGTTTAATCAGGCTTATTCACACATTCAAGGGATATCCGGGAAATCACCTTGAAGACGAGAAGGAAAGGATCTGTTTAGAGGCATTAGGAAAATGGAAGAATAAGCTAAATGACCCGCTGAACATGCTGTAAAAGAAAGGCCTCAATTAAGAGGCCTTTTTCTATTGCACGGCTGCCGGATCTTCTGGCGGGGTGATGTCAGGTAGCGGCTCTAGCTCAGCATCAGCCTCGTAACCGCCAGCAATGCGAATCTCATCAACGCTGAACACGGGC